ACCTGATGTGCAGGCGCCTGTAAGTCGTAGAGAGTAAAAGAGGGGTTTTCCCGTAGCGTCTGACGACAGAACGCTTACGTTGGCGTTTAGTAAGCCTGCTGCATCTTTCTTTGAGTAATCTAGGTCTTCTACAAGCTCAAATATAGTTCCATTGTTTGCCTGTACCTTTGTACCGCTTTTAATGATAGGCAGGTACGTGTCTCTTGGCCGATATGAACCTTCGTAGATCTCAGACTCAACTTTTATGTAAAAATCAACGTCGCAAAGTGCAGGTGCTGCTCCAGTTATCTTGACACCCGCGAGTCTAATCTGTCGTTCGACGTTTGCAGGTTCAATTGCCGTCTCAAGATTCAGTTCATTAAACTGGTGATCCAGATAGAACGACATGACATCACCGACATACGCCGTTAGATCATTGAACATTCCTCCGACTGAAGCGTCACTAAAATCCTGGATCTTGTCAGAGTAGTATGCTGTTGAGTATCTAAGTAGTTCTGAACGGAATGAGTCAAAATCTCTATTGAGATATGACCTCTCTTTCTTTTGAACTAGATTCTTTTTTATGTTGTTTGATGCCATGTTAGCTCACATTTACTAGATTTATTTCCAATCTGCGATCTTGAATGCCTAGTGTAGGTATTGAGTAAATTACCGTGATCACTGTCCTGGAAAAACCGTCATTCTGCGCTTGAAGTTCGGCAGACAACACGTTATTGATGGTTATTCCTCTCATGTACTTATCTGTTGTCTGCCTAATGAGTCGGGCTGCTGATTCGTCCCAATCATCACGACTCAGCCTCTCGGTCAATAGTGACTGTAGATTTGCACCAAAGTCAGGCTTTCCAACACGCTCTCCATAATTTGTCAAGAGCATGTTCTTAAAATCATCGATAATGCCATCGACTGGGCTTGCTGTCATTTTAAATGTGTCACCAATCTTATCAGGCAACCTAAGCGGTGTCACAATTCCAAAAGGCTTTGGGTCATTGACTACATAAGTTTCTACTCGGGTAGTTATGGGCGTGGTACCGCCCTTAAAGGTCCGAGTTGGTCGAGGTGCTGTTGTACTGTTCGCCATCTAAGATAAATATCCTGTCCTATGCGACCCAGAAATTACTTTGTCTTTCCTACCTTGCTCTTAAAATTAACAAATTTTGCTGAAAGATTTTCAATTAAAAACACTGTATCAGGAGATACTGTTCCAGCAGCACCTGCAACAACAATTTTTAAACTGATTAAGATGTCTAACAATTCCAGCAAGTATTCTTCAAGCTTATTTCCTAACACAATCGGTTCTGTTGCACCTTGCCCCAGCTCAATTTGTGTTCCATTTCCATTCGTTTTCTGGATTCCTGATCCGATGATGATTTTGGGGCCATCGATCATGATTGTTCCATTAGGCTGGATCGTTATGACAGCTCTTCCTGCGCCTTTCTCGTCATCTTTTTGACCTTCTTTGATGATCTTAATGCTGCCATTTTGCCTTGAAGAGATTCTAATCTCATCAGACCGCAATAAGACATAAGGAGAATTAGCTACGGGTGATGTGTCTTTACCGTCTGTCTTGGGTAGCGTGTTTTTTCCTATACCGAGGTCTGCGTCAATGTTACCTGACATTGTCACGTGAACTCTGCTCGCATCATTTAGGAGATCAAGGTTGCCTTCATTGTCATTAAGATCAACTGCCTTATCTACTTCTTGATAGTTTCGGCTATTTAGTGTAACAGATGAAGGACCTGTTAAACGACTTTGACCTCGACCTGCGACAATGTCAATGAGTCCTGACAATTGACTTTTATTCTCACCTACAGTGTTTGAGTTGCCAAGGACAATGAGCGCATTATTCGAACCACGTATTGAGAAATCTGGAGACAGAGAACCATATCTTGGGACAGGCTCTCCTTGAAAATTTTTCTGATATGTGTCTGAGGTGTTGACGATATTCGAATATGAGAAACCTGGTGCTGCAACATCAGGGAAAATCGCACTTGTCCTGTCTTTTTGAACTAATCCCTGCTTGATAAAGTTCGTGCTAAGGATCGTCCTGTCGTTATGTGTAAAGTTAGGATCTTCTGCTATGTAATCGCTAACTTTCCTAGTCACCCAGTAGTAAATTGCGCCAAACTTCAGCGCAAAAAATTGCTCACCTGGCTTGACAGGAGAGCTCATATGCGAGAAGAACGGGTAAAAGACTTGGACATCATTGTCATCAATATTATCAATTACTTTGCCTAATATCGAGCCATGTGGCATAGTCAGTAGAGCGTTCTCAACTAAGACAGGTGTGTCTGTCAACCTGTACTTCTCTTTGAGCTCCGTGACCTGGTCGGGTGTCCTGAGAGGCGTTGAGAAAACTTCAATTGCAACTGCTGTAAAGAACTGGTTCATATTGTCAGACATTGATACTAATCCTCAAAACTATTAATAGAATCAAATATTGAGTCAGGATTAATGTCTGTTTCTTCTTCTCTCGCGACTAACTCGGCAAGCTTGAGTATCTGGTCATTTGCTCTTGACATTCTCTCCAGATACTTTGCGATGACAGGACCAAGGATGTTATGATTTGCAGCATTACCCTTAACCTGCATGAGTGTGTCAGTAAACAAGATTGAAGCATTTTCTCGGTCGTCTACGGCGTTGTGGTAGATTTCTGTCCAAAGAACTCGCTTCTTATCATCGAGGTTCTTGATCGACGATAGGATGTCACCAAACTTTTCAATCTTTGACTCCTTGGTCTTAATCTTGTCCAAAGCGTCAGAGTATTTTTCAGTTGCATTCTTTGCCATTTGACTTCCTAGAATAGTTGATTTTTACTGACTTCTCTATAGTGTTTCCTTATCGCTGACATTGATGAAGAAAGCTGCTTAGGCGTCAGGTTTGTCATGTCTCTTACGTACACAAATACCGCACGCTTATTGAGACTCTCAAGTGAGTCAATGTTCTCAAAAAGTTTAATAATTGAGTCCATGCAAATCTTATCGTTATCACATGACAATTTATTCTTGACTATAACAAGCATCTTTCCTATATTGTCAACAGTCTCGTTGTGCAATGTCTCGGTGTTCGCCAGCGGATCATGCTTGTAAATGTCAAATGGAACCATCTCAATTTCTGACATGATTCCTCTGTCTTCCATGCTGATGTGCCTGTTGATCTGCTTCTGTCTTTGTCGACTCTTGACAATGATCCAGTTCTTAGCCACGACGTTAAAATAACTGAACGCTTTTGTACCGCGGTTCGCATCAAATTTCTTTAATGTCTCATAAAGAAAAGTGACACAGTCATTCTTAAAATCTTCTGACATTATCGTTGCAGTTGTCCCATGTATGAAAATTAGATTTTCAACCAGCTTGCTAAAAGCAGGAAGGATCTCATTGACATAGATTATTTCTTTCTTACGCATGTCACTTTCTGCTTGAAAGTCAACTATTGCGTCATGTGTCCCAGAATGAAAGTAGTATTTTAAGTCAGACTTCTTAGCTACTTTCTTCTTTTTCACCGTCTTTGTCGTCATTTATAGGTACCTCTTGAGCACTTACCAGCTGATTTGCAATGAATAAAACGGCGTCTCTTGTGATGCCAATGTCCTCAATCACCTGCCTTACTTCAAGTGAATCAAAAAACACAGGCTTCTGGAGAATTTCATTTATGCTCTTATACCGCTCATCGAGCACATCTAAAGATGTCTCGATAGCATCTTGAACATTGATGACTATTTTCCCAAGCTTGTAGGCCTGATGTCCGAAAAATACAGTTCCTAACAAAAACAGCAATGTTGTGCAGATAAAGAAAATTATCAACTTAGTATATCTCTCAAGTGTGTGTCATAATCGCTTTCGATCTTTTGTCTTGAAAAATTTTCCTTGCATTTTGTGGAGAGGTCTCTTGCCCACTCCTTTGGAGTCATGTAACTTGACCTAAACTTAAGGACACGCTTCTTGAAGTCAGATTCTCTAGGATTGACCCACTTAGCGCCTTCGATAAATATCCTATTATCGACTCTGTCCTTTGGAATCTCTACTGCGTCGTATTCGACTCCTACAAACTTGCCAAGTTTCATAAAATCCAAGTGTCCTGTGGCATTTGTTGTGATGACAGGAAGCCCTGCAACTGCTGCGTCAAGTATTGGCAGACCAAATCCTTCACCTCTGGTCAAA